TGTCTTGCGCGGTGCTTGGGTGCCCAGTCTGTGAGTTCACATTAGGAGACACGATCGCGTTGTTTGTTGTTCCAATGTTTGCAGTAGAAGTGCCAGCACTTGACGCACCAACCGTTTCATCTTCCTTGATGAAACCTACTGCCTTTCTCGACTGGCTCAGCTTATTTAGCATAACCACACTCGACAACTTTCTCAGGATAGGTACCAACTTGGAGGTAGGATCACTCTGTAGCAAGAACATCAGCGCATAGTTGATCGCTTTCTGCTTAGCACCAGCTACGATGTCATCCCAGTTGTACAAGGCCCTGATGATTACGTTGAAATAGCTGCTCTGCACCTTGAGCACGCTTTGTGTTAGCAATATAGACGCGACTGCCTCATCCCAGTTTACACTGTCTGGAGCGGTTAGTGGTACCTTCATCAGCTTCTGAACTCTCGATGAGGTGATGCTTGATGCCAAGCTTGACAACAGCTTTGCCTCATCAGCTCCAAGCTTAGCCTTTATCTCAGCCTCATGAGACTTGAACAAGGCTCGAGCCCACAGGTTGAGGTCACTCATCGCTGGTGAAAACTTTGTCAGTGAGGCATGAGCATGATCATTGATCAGCTTTAGCCCTTGAATGTCTTGCAGCTTTAGTATTAACAGCGCTGTCGCGTAGTTTGCCAGGAACCCATTGATTACCATGACATGATCAGCGTTGTTCAGCTTTTGCAAGCTGATGCTCTCTTCAAGCATGGTTAACAGAGACGGCTTGCTCTCCTTGTTGATCGTGATGTCCCCAACCTTAGCATTCTTGCCTACCTCAATCTCTACTTGCTCCTTACCAGTAGGATAGGAGTAGGACGCTCTTGGTCGACTGTGCCCATTCTTACACACGGTGTTACCATTGATCCGCCTTTCAGTCGCTACACCTGGAGCTCCACAAAGTGGACAGTAACCATAAGGTGCATCTTCGTATTCTTCAGTCATCTTTTCTCTCCAAGCTTTATCAGCTCTTTCAGTGCAGCTTCTTGTGCCTTACGAGGGCACCATTCATCATTACACATCTTTGCGCACCGACAGTTTGTGTTCGCTGCTTCTCTTAACTTCTTGATCTTTTCTTCCTTGCTCATTTCTCACCCTTAAACATGTCATCAAGCTGTTTCTTGAAGAAGATCTCGATCAGGTCATAGAAGTCATTAGCCCTTCTTACATCGCTAAGTGTTTCAACCAGCGCTCTTCTTGCCTCAGCAAAGGCCATCAACGTCCGACGACGGATCTCCTTGGTATACTTGATCGTCTGACCATTCTTCAGTTGAAGAACATAGTCATCTGCACCGCTCTTAAAGGAGTTCAGTGCTTCCTCAAGGTCATCATAGGCAGCGATGTAGATAGCTTGGATCTTACGCTTGATCGCTGGGAACTTTAACTGTTGTAGGCTGTGCTCGATAGCGGAGATCGTGTCTTCTCGGTCCTCACCCTTAAACTTTTCAATCACCTTCTTTGCCTGTGTAGGATTGTCAGCATTCTCAAGACCGAACAAGTTGATCGACCTGATCTGTGCTTCACCGACGATCCCACCTCTCGACTCGATTGGTAGGTTAGGATCAGTAGACATGATGCGTGATGAGATGCCTTTTCTTGCTTGATAGTTGAACTTGTTGATGGCCGTGAAGACGTCCTTGTCCACGATCTTAAAGCGCTCTCTGGTCTTAGGGTCTGAGAAGATGATCCCTTCAATACCTTGATAAGCGCCTTCACCTTCTCCGCTCATACCTCGCAACGATGGCTTTTGCTTCCTGATCAAGTCCATCAACTTTTCCTTGATCGGCAGCTTGTAATCATTCATGATCTTGTCAGTGACAACCTTGCGCTCATCAGCTAAGTCCCTGGACCTGTCCTTTAGCAGCTCAAAGTTTGTCAGATCTCTACCGAGCTTCTTAGCCTCGTCATTCTCAGACTTGAGGAATGCTTTAAGTGACCCAAGCTCCTTGACAAAATTGACCTTCTGGACCTCATGAGCAGGAACATGATCTGACTCGACAAACTTCCAATCTGTTACAACTGGAGTTCTGATGATCGTGATCCCATCTGTTGTGTCAGAGAATACAGTTTTCACAGTGAAGACCTTACTACCAATCAGCTTTAACAGCTCCTTGACCTTCTTCTGGTCAGGCTCTATTGATGGATCATCACCTGGTAGCATCTCCAACAAGGCGATGTAGTTCAGGTTATCCTTGCCATAAAACACGGTGTTTGGTTGGGCTCCAAAGATGATCTCAAGGTTGATGGCATCACCATTTGTCAAGACTTGAGCGATGTAACCTTCGGCCTTGTCAAGCACAGCATGTGCCGCCTTGAAGCCGTCATAGGATGAGGTCTTAGGAAAGTCCGCCTCATGATAGAAGCGCTTACCACCTTTTTGCTCACGAGAGGTATATTGTTCACCATGATCATCAAGCCCTACTCGCAGGTTCGCTCCATCAAGCTTTTGTACCGCGTGAAGCTCGCCAATCTTTTCAACCATGCGCAAGAAGGTCTCAATGTCAAGATCTTCAAGGTGAGACACACCATAGTCTTGACCTTCTGTCAAGGTTTGTTTTGCTCGAAAAGTATCAGCGGTGAAGATCATGTTGTCCATTCAATGAGAAAAGGGAGGAAATAGTCATGAACTATTTATCTCCCTTGAAAAGCCTTGATCTCAGGAGATCTTAGCTGTTTGTTTCTTGATTTGCAGCTGCGATCGTTTCAGTCACGCTGGCCTCGAGCTGCTTGAAACGGTTCTCAAGCTCAATCGACAAGCCACGGTTAGCAGCTTCAAGCTTGTAAACTTCACGCTTGGCAGTGTTAAGTTCATCAGTCCAAATTTTGTAGATACCAATCGTCTCTTTGATGTCTTGCGGCAACGCAGAGATGGCATAGGTCTTGCCATTGATGGTGATCGTTGGCTCATTCGCTGGAATTGTCGAATTAGCAATTGTTGCTGGTTCTGCAACTGTTGTTGCGGTTTCTACTACTGGTTTTGTAGTGGCTTTCTTTGCCATGGTAATGCTCCTTTATGGTGTGGTTATGGTACTGCTATTTATTCAGACCTGAAAAGGCAGGTTATTGACGTTAAGCTTGGTGCTCGGCTTAACATCATTACCTGACAACAGCTCAGTTGGTCGTTGGTCATTCTTGTTCTTTACAAGCTCTGTCAATGAGCTGTTAGCTGGTCTACCTTGGGTGTCATCTTCAAGGTTCTCAAGGCACAACGTTCGATTGTTGAACTTGAGCATGAAGAAGTTACCAACACCATTCGAAGATCTGGTCTTCAACAGCTTGAACATCATCTCACCTCGAGCCTTCATCTGAGGGGTCTGTAAGATTGTGATCAAGTTGTCTGTGGTGTTCACCTTCGAGATGCCTCCAGCGATGTGAGCTTGTCCTACATCTTCAATGTTGTCGACCAGTTGGCTCGACCTGTTCATCTGGGAAGCTGTGATCATGATCAGGTTAAACTCATTTGCGATCGCCCGCAGCTCCTCAGAGATGAACTTGTCACGAGCAAAGGTGTTCTCAGCAGATATAGATTGAACTGAGCACATCAGGTCCAAGTAGTCTACCACGATGAAGTCTGGAAGGTAGGAGTTTACGATCTCAAACTCTTTCAAGTAGGCTCGGATGTGGTTAGCATTAGTAGATGACTCGGGCATCCGCTTGATGAACAATGAGCCATGGCTATCTTGCTGTTGCTTGATCTTTACTGTAGTCTCGGTGATGTTCTTGAGGATCTCTGTTTGCTTGATCCCAGAGAACATCGAGTCGAACCGCTTGCCTACTACTTCTTCAGCCAGCTCGAGCGAGATGTAGACCCCATTCAAGTTTTGCTTCATCAAGTTCTTGGCCAGGTTGCCCATGGTCAAACTTTTACCAATACCGGGCCCAGCTGAGAAGATAATCATCTCTTTCCGGTTCAGCCCTCCACCGAGATACTCATCCATCTTGGTCCAGAGCGTTGGGATCGCATTGTTGTTCAGGGCTAACAACCTTAGTCGAGCCTCAGGATCATTAAAGTAGTCAAGGCCGATGTTGCGTGACAGTCCTACCGTGATGGCATCTCTGATCAGCTTCTCAATCTCACCATACCTGCCTTCATCAAGCAGCTTTGGTGATGCATAGATTGCCTCTTCGATTGCCTTCTCACGGCAAAACTTTTCAAGCTGGTTCTCAGCGTAGGTCAGCTCTTGCCTGGTCATAGAAGGCTTGAAGTCAATAACTTGACCAGTCTCTACCTTGATCTGTTCAGCAGTAGGTGGAGCCTTATACTCAGCAAAATAGCTGCTGATGAAGGAGACTACACCCTTAATCTTCGGGTCGAAATAGCTGCTTTTCAGGATTGGGCTTACCTTAATGAAGATCTCTGCATTCGAGCAGAGGTATTCAAGGAGTAACTTCTGTTTGTCTAGATGCATATACGTTTCCTTAGGTTGAGCAGTTAAGCCTCAACATCATCTTACCTTGAAGTTCTCTACAGGCTACTGAAGACAGGTGAGTGATCACCCACAGCCTGCCCAGCTGTTGAAGAGCATCATTGGCATCTTCATAGTTGTCAGGAAAGCAAGCGACAAACCAATTGTCTGGTCCAGCTAGGACCTCCTTGCCAAGTTTTGCTCCGTTTAAGTTCTTGTCGATGACGAAGATCACCCTTCGACGTTGTGCGACCTTACGCAGCTCAGCTCGCTTGAACTCGGTCAATGTGCTACCAGTCAGCGCTACTGCGTTCTTTCCTATCGACACCGCGTCAAGCGGACCTTCAGTCACAAACAGTGGTTCATCAGTGTACCTGTAGAGCTCATCCATGTTGAAGAAGATGTTATCCTTAACTACGGATGGGTTCTTGTAACGTGGAGAGATCAGCTCGTCATAGAGTGACCTCCCTTGCCAGTAGATGGTCTTGCCTCTGAACACATAAGGTATCAACAGGCGTCCAACATAAGAAGTTTCGTTGGTAACATACCAGTCAAGGTCTGAAACTTTAAGGGACCTTGACTGCAAATATCGTTCAGCTACTTCACACCACTCATTCTGTCCTGAAGAAACTAACACTGAACCAGTTGGAAGCGGTGCTTCTTTACTTGGTAGCTCGAGCCCAGTAGGTTTGGTTTCTGACTGAGCTGCCTGTTTGTCTTGTGGCTTGAAGAAGTTGAAGCTGATCGTCTTGACGATCTCTTCTTCAGGGATCCCAAAGGCCAGCAGGATCTTCTTCATGTTTCTTGGGACCGTGTGCTTGTTCTTCAGTGGATCATACACTGCGGTCTCAGAGCAGTTGAAACAGTGATACACCACGGTCCCATCCTCAAACTTGAAACCACCTCGTTCACTGTGATCATGGCAAGCTTGACACTTAACTACCTCAAAGCCCTTTGGAGATAGCTTGCCAAGAACTACATATCGTCTGATCAGCGCTTCTAAGTCTTCCACGTTGTAAAGTCAGGTTAGGATGATGGTACATTGTAACCTATCTGACAAGCTTCGTACATTTTTAGGACGTCAGCTCCTTGTAGTACTTCTTGACTGAGGTTGTGTAGTGGAAGGTGTCACTGTTCTTGCTCCTTGCACCAAACATTCCT